TAGACGTCTGATATCAGTTGATATATACCATTTACGTGAACCGAACATAGATTATTTCAAATTAAAAAAACTGGCATTTGATAAGCACGTAACGCCAAAGCTATTCATGCCAGATCCTGGCAATAAAGAGTATAAAAATGGACAGTTTAAACGTTACTTTGTACAAAAGATAAATCAGAGTAACTACATAATGGAAATTGATAAGCAGCAATACGATGATGCAAATAACAACAATAAGCCAGGTATTAATCTTAAGTTGTATCGTAAAGGTATTGTGGATTGGGTATTGACAGGAAATGATCCAGCAGATACCAATAACCGTACATTGTTGTTAATGGAAAAAACATATCCAGGTATACGCCAATACTTTTCAGATTTTTCGGAATTTGTACGATAATATTTTGATTCGTAGGATTTAGCATTTATATTAAAGTAATGTTTATCGAATCCGAATTAGAGTTACGTAGAATTATAGAGTCATTGAAACTAGGCGATAGTTTCTGGATTCCTATATTCTCCGATCCATATAAACATTATACTCAAAATCGTATAACGGCATTATACATCTATAGTATTGCAGATGATCTAGACTATTTCGTATCATTCCATAATTCGGATTGCATAAACTTTAATACAGAACTAATACAATCGTTTACAAGTTCATGTAATATCTTTGTATTGTCAAAAAAACGATTCAATTATACCTACTCAAATACATGTTATGATGCCGATCTATTCGCATGGTGGCATACCGGCCGAATGTTGGCATTAGATGAAACCAATACTTCTGCGCATGATATGTGGAACAAGTGGTGGTACAATGAAAGCAATACTAATGATTGGCTTCCCGCTACAAAACATCTAGAACGGTGTCGTGCCATGCGAGATGTATTTATGCCAATATACAATGCATATAAATTAACTACGGAATTTGTTAGCTATGAAAAATATATGATGGATAACATGTTCGGTATTGAATGTAACGGTATATGTGTAGATCCGACATTACTGCAATCACATTTCAATCAAACTACTAAGACAGGATTAGTATATTCAGAGTATAATCCGTATACTAGTACTGGACGACCTAGTAATAAATTTGGCGGTATTAATTATGCTGCATTAAATAAAGAGGATGGCAGTCGTTCAATGATACGTAGTAGATTTCAACGTGGTATGTTGCTGGAGTTTGACTATGATGCATTTCACGTACGGTTAATCGCAGATCTCATTGGATATAAATTACCGGATGAGTCAGTACACTTGTATTTCGGTAAACAATATTTTGGCAAAACAGAATTAACTCAGGAAGAATATGATCAAAGTAAACAGATGACGTTTCATTTGTTGTATGGAGGCATTGATTCAGACTTTGAAAAGATTCCATTTTTCGGAAAGACTAAAAAATATATCAATGACGTATGGAAACAGTTTAAACGTAACGGAGTTATTCATACTCCTAAGTTTAATCGTCCTATACCAGCACATATGATATCAGATGCTAATGCAGGTAAAGTATTCAATTACTTGTTACAGGCAACTGAAACTGAGCATAATATGCTAACTATTAACAATGTACATGAATTGTTAACAGGGTATTCTAGTAAATTGATTTTATATACGTATGATTCTCTTTTATTCGATTTTGATCTAGATGACAGTAAAGATCTTATCGTTAAGATAAAAGAAACAATATCAGCAGGTGGATATCCGGTAAAGATAAAAGCAGGTGTAAATTATCATGCCATGACTGATATGACTACCAAAGTCGGTTGAATATTTATACGTATACTAATATTTATAAATAAAAAAGTATCATGACAGAGTTACCAAAATCGACAGTGCAGAATGTCGTATCAACACAAGACGGCATTATTTTACCAAAGACACTTACTACAGATCTAGTAGATTTATTAAATTCCGCAATTGCAGAAGAATATACAGCTCACTATTTTTATCGTGGAGCTGCTAACTGGTGTGCTGGTGTAGGTTATACAAAAGCAGCAGCTTTCTATGCTGGAGAGGCAGCTGCAGAATTGGAACATGCTGAAAAACTACAAAAGTATCTTGTAGATTGGAATGCTACTCCTATACTTCCAGCTGTTAGATTTAGTGGAGAATTTGCTCATTTGATAGATACAGTTAACAAAGCATATGCTATTGAATATCAGTTAGGTGATAAGTACATGGCATGGGCAGCGTCAGTGTTCCCGCAACATTTAATGACATTTAACTTTCTGCAGGAATTTGTAGATATACAAACAGCTTCTATTGCAGAAACATCGGATCTATTAAATGCAGCACAATTAGTAGATGTGTCAAACAAATTGGATTTGTTACATTATGAAGAAAGATACTTCGGATAAGACTATTGATCTAGATAATCTTCTAAATGAAGATGTTGCAAAACAACCCGCGGAACTCACAGAGTCTGTTAGTGAGCCTGTAACGGAAAAGCCTAATATGGATTGGGATACTATCATTGCAGAATGGTTTTATCGTTTACCGAAAGGATATGCAGAACAGCCATATAGTAATCAAGAACTTCAAATTTTAGATCAAGTTATCAATGAATATAATAACGGAGGCTTCAAACCAGTCTCTAATAATATTATTTCAGAAAATAAACAAGTCGTTAAAGAAGTCGATGTAAATGATATTAAATTAAAAGCTAGTTTAATAAAAAAAATAAGCGATGCAGGTAAGACAAAACAATTTGCTACATTTTTAAAACTGTTACCTGGCGGTCAATCTGAAATAGAAGTGCCGAGTTTTTTAAATAGTTTAACGGCAAAGGACCAAGATGAATTTGTAAAAAAGTTATACTCAGTTAAGACAATAGAACAAATTCAAATGTCAGATTACAAATCAGGTATTGGAGCTAAAATTTTCGAGTTAGAACCTAAAGGTATTGGTAAAGGCGAATTATTTTTAGCAATGATGATACCAAATGCTAAAATATCAGGCGGTGGTGAAAGTTTTGATTTACTTATCGGTAATAAAAAATATGAAGTCAAAGATTACAGTGATAACAATAAAGGTATACGTTTAGGTACTAAAGGAAAAGTTACAAGATTTTTAGTTTGGAAACAAATACTTATCACACTCGATGTATTAAATGACTTGGTAGTATCTGGCGGACTTGAATTTATTAAAGATAAAACGTTGGTTGATTTAATTAACCAAATTAATGAACGTGGTGACTTTAATCGTAAAGGTGAATTTGCTAAAGAAGATTTAGACCGATTTACCAAACTATATAAAACATTAAATGAATTTGCACAATCCGATGCCGATGGATATACATATGTAACATTCCGTGGTCCTAACATACCGCCGGCATCATATACGATTAAAGAGGTTCCTGGTAATCTTAAGAAGTCAGTAACATTGCAATTAAAAGATCGTGGCGCATCTGAATCGTTAATTGTAGATTTACGACGACTTAAATACGTCAGGAATCCGGAAGATTTTGAAAAAGATCTGCAAGCCGCTGTTGATGAAGCTATTGGAACGGAAATTCCGTTTATAATATTTAGACCTAATGGTCCTATAATTACTAAGGATTTTAAGTTTAATAGCATTTCAATTGCAACAATATATCCAATTGAGGCAGAGTTAGCAGATCGCAAGTCTCAGAAGAAGAAGAAGGATTAATGTGAAGCCACAACTATTATGTACATTTGCACACCGTACGGATTTAGATATAATTGTTGATTATATTGTAGCATCGTATGTCATCGGCGAACGCCGAATGTTTGTATTTTCAGATGCCGAAGTTCGTTCAGATTGCTATGTTACATACAATGTAGAAACAGCTGATACTAAACGTATACCGAATACCATACTGATACATCGTAAAAAAGAAACTAATACTATGTATACCGTTAATGCGCTTAACACTATTATACGTGAAGCTAACAATGGTATATTAGATAAGACTTATATTATCAATTGGCCATTATATAATAATTCATTGTTACTAACTAATGGCGATGCATTACGTCACGTAAAATTACAATTATACAAAAGAATTGATTTATAACAATATATTTATATAAGATATGGCATATAGAATAGTAGCAAAATCACCCAAACATTTAAATGATATCATAGAAGATGTCATGACATGGTTTGAAACTGCACGAGATTATCGTTCAGAGTTTGACACTGAGTCTCGTAAATTCGCTGACCCAGCCACGAAACAAATTGTTACTAAGAAAATAGATGTTGTACATGTACAAGATCCTATGACCGGTAAAAAAACAGTTATCAAGTTTATACCTTTACTTCGTCCGGAAGAAATGAAAATTGAAATGGGCGGAGAAAATGAGCATGTTATGAAAGGTAAACTTAAGAACATGATGAAAGGCCGCGGTGAGTTTAAGACGTATAACAAAGACACTCTACGTAAAATGGAAGGTAAACTAGCAGAATCAGATGCCGCTACCTTGTTAAAACAATTAGGTCAAGAACTTAAATCGCATGATTGGAATTATCAGTATAGTGATGATTCTAGATATTATAATCGAGGAAGTCAGGAATGGGATTCTATTCGCAATATTATAGCACAAATTAATAAAATGGGTTTACAGGCAGATGGTGAGACTATATGGAAACAGTTTGCACCGTCTGATCAGAAAAATAACTATCCAGCTAAAATAGTGGAAAATAAAATGAAAAAATCTGAACTACAGCAAATCATTCGCGAAGAAGTTCGTAAAACACTTAACGAAGATTTAATTTTTCTACGTCCGGATGCAAGAGATAGTTCGGATATGAAACGAGCTAAAAAAATGCTAGCAGCGACTCTTAAAAACTTAAAAAGCATTTATAGAGTCAACTCTCAAGATATTGAGGCATTGGCAGAAGTAATATGGGAATTTGCTGATTCATATGCGGAAGATCGTATCAAAGATTTAGACGATGAAAGAAACATTTAATGGATATTAAAAAATGAAAAAAACAGAACTACAGCAATTCATTCGCGAAGAAGTTCGTAAAATGTTAAGTGAAGGATTGTGGCTAAAAGAGACAGAACAAGATTCTGACTTACGCGCAGCTAAACAAAATATCGTAACATGGATGCGAGAAAATGGCATCGAAAAACAAGAAATGACCTTACTAGATGATTATATCCTAGAAATTTGCCAAGCATATGCTGTATGGTATCAGGATCAAGCCGATATGGAACGTATGTAATTTCGTTCCGTGCTAATTAAACAAATAACAATTGACAAATAACTTTTTCAACATTTCTCTAGGATTTGTTGATCGATTCACTTATAATTAAGTAATAAATTTTTATTAACAATTAACAATTAACAAAGGAGTTCATTATGGATTTAGAAGCAATTAAAAGAAAACTTAATCAGTTACAGTCACAAACAAAGCGTCAGGATTTTCTTTGGAAGCCTGAGCCAGGTAAACAACAAATTAGGATTGTCCCTTATCAACATAACAAAGACAATCCATTCCAAGAATTGTATTTCCATTACGATCTAGGAAAAAAGAATTATCTATCACCGATTACGCATGGTAATCCTGATCCGGTAGTTGAATTTGCAGAGAAGCTTAAGGCATCTGGAAATTCTGATGAATGGAAACTAGGTAAGAAACTTGAGCCTAAGATGCGATGCTATGTACCAATCGTTGTACGTGGTAAAGAAAGCGAAGGTGTTAAGTTTTGGGGTTTCGGTAAGACAGTCTATACAGAATTGTTAGGATTCATCGCAGATCCAGATTACGGTGATTTGACAGATCCAAGCAACGGCCGTGATATTGTAGTAGAATTTACTCCGGCTGAAGGTGCTGGTTCATATCCTAAGACAACAATTCGTGTTAAGCCTAATACCACGCCATTGACAGGCGATCGTGCTATTGCAGAAAAGGTGGCTCAACAGCAAGCTAATTTGGCAGAAGTATTCAAAGAACCTACATATGATGAATTGAAAGAGGCTTTGGAAGCTTGGTTAAACCCTAGCGAAGAAACAGAAGCTGAACCAGCAAATGCTCCAGCAGCAGCTGCAGGTACAGCTGTAAAGCCTAATACATCATTTACAGGTGGTGTTAATTCTGTAGATGATATCGAAGACGCATTCGACGAATTATTTTCTTAATTTAAAGGAGTTATAAATGTCAACGACAAAGAGTGAACTGGCCGATGAATTGGCGGGTGAATTAGCTAGCAACTTAAATAAGAAGTTTAAAGGCTCCGGATATAAAACTGCATACTTTTTGGAGGGGGATGAAGATTCCCCTTCAAATGTATCCGGTTGGGTAGGTACAGGGTCATCTATGCTAGATTTAGCAATCTCTAATCGACCCAATGGAGGATTTCCAATTGGGCGTATCACTGAGATAACTGGACTAGAAGCTTCTGGCAAGTCATTGTTAGCTACTCAT